GAGTTTTTAGGGCTAAGCACCGACAATATCGACGAACTGGAATATTCCATCGATGTTTTTCTGAGGGGGAAAATTGCATGATTATTGATTTTGTAGACATCCGCGACGACGCTATCAAGCAAATAAAGGCCGCGTTTGCGAAAAATAAGAAATTGCACATAGCGGCGCACCCGGGCCTGTTTAACGAAGCAGAAATTAAGCGGCTCGCGAATCAAACGCCGGCGATACTTACTTCCTTTATTCGCTTCTCGGAGAAGGACAACATTATCAGCTTTGTAAGCTGGGTATTGTACCGGGCCGACAGCAAAGATCGGCTTTATGATGGAGCGCTTAAAATTGTCTCGGCTTTAATCCCTGTCTTAAGGGGAATTGACGCGGAGTGGAGCATAGGCGGAGCCGATGGCATTGATGCCGAGTGTTTGTACTCTGCAACGCTTGATCAGATCAACGTAACCCTTTGGGGTGTCAGATGGGACTTGCAAATTCCGAGTACCGTATTAGACGACGGTGAAGGCGGAGTCCGGCTTGACGATCTTGATTATTTTGAAGGCTATGACGCGACGCATCTTATTGGGGATGCCAAAGCAAAAGATAACGTAAATTTGGAGGTTCATCATGCCGATACCGATGAGGCAAATTCCGGCTAACCTTTTGGTTCCCGGGCAGTATCAGGAAATCGACAACTCCCTTGCGGGGGCGCAAAGCGATATTAAACGGGCGCTGATGATAGGCTATAAGCTTTCATCCGTGGAAGCCGAAAGCGGGAAGCCCGTCAATGTGCTTGAAGGATTCAAGGCGCATCAGCTTTTTGGTTTTGGCAGCCCTGCCGCTATCATGGCGGAAACCTTCCTTGCGCTTAACAAGGTGGAGGAGCTTTATGTTCTTCCCATTCCGGAGCCGGAAGCTGGAACTGCATGGAAAAGGCGGTTCACTGTCAGCGCAAGCAACGCCGAACCGGGGGCGGTCGGCATCACAATAAACGGCCAGTTCTTTGAGGCGGCTGTCGCCGCCGGCGCGGATGCGCAGGCCGTAGCCGCCGCCATTGTCGCCCGTATCAACTCGGAGCTTACCCTGCCGGTTATCGCCGAGGTTGATACTGAACATCCCGAATCCATTGTCGTTATGTGCAATGTAAAGGGCATTGTTGGGAACAACAACAGCGTCAGCATAGAATCTACCGCGCCCGGCGTGTCGGTAGATGAAGGAGCGGCCACAGCCGGAACCGGCGTTACCAATATCAAGCCTTTCCTTACAGGTTTAGGCGAAACCCGTTACAACTTTTTCGCGAGCGATTTCAGCGATGCCAGAAACATCAAGGACAGCTCCGACGAGCTGGAATCGCGGTTTGACGCGATGCGGCAAATCGGCGGAAGGATGTACATCGCCCTGACAGGGGCGCTTGGAAGCAAAACCGAAGCGGGCTCTATGCTGTATAAGGCGGAGGATGTAAACTCGCCGCACATTGTCCTTTTGCCTCGGAGCGGAAATCCCGACCTGCCCTGCGTGTGGGCCGCCGCGTGGTGCGCGTCCGCCTGCCGTATCCTTGCCGACGATCCGGCCGCCAACACTTACGATACAAAAGTAACCGGCCTAATCGGCGGTCAGGACTTCTCGTTTTGGGAACGCCAGAAACTGCTTGAAGCCGGTATCGCCACTTACCGCCTCGACACGACCGGCAACGTTCTTATTGAGCGGCTGGTTACCAGCTACACCGAAAACACCGACGGCGGAAGGGACACCAGCTATCTTGATGTGCAGGTTCCCGAGACCGTTGACGCGGTGCGGACTTACATCAACGCCGAGGCGAAAAAAAGGTTCAAGACCTGGAAATTGGCAAGCACTGAAGAAAACTTCGGCTCAGGCGCCAAAGTAATGTCGCCCGGAGTTTTCCGCTCTTTCCTTTGCGAGCTTTACAGCGAGGCGTTCATCAAGGAAAAACAGTGGTGCCAGGATTTTGAGAACTACAAGAAATCCATCATGGTCGAAGTCAAAAAAGGCAGCAAAACCAGGCTTGAGTATTTGCACCAGCCGAACCTTATAGGCCAGTTCTATATCGGCGCTGGGCTGTTCCAATTCAAATAGGGGGAACCTATGAAACTCGAAAGGGTACAACGTGTTATATCGGCGGGCCTTGGAGAGCTGCCGATTCAGGAGAAGGGCGCGACATTTAAGCCCGCCGGGAAAAAGCGCGAGACCAAGGCAGGCGAGGTGCCGGAAAATACCGGCTACACCGAAAGCCAGACATTCGCAGTGCTAAAGCTGAAGCTCAACGCCACAGGCAAACTTGGCGTTGAGGAGCTTAGCAATATGGATGAGGACACCCTCACGATCTTTACCACCGGCGGCAAGCAGTACATGATGCCTAACGCCTGGGTGGTGGAGCCAGGCGAGCTGGGCGATGCCGAAATGGACATTGAGTACAACTCAGGTACCAGCCCGAGGCTGGCGTAGGGTAAGCGCATGGCAATGATAGATCCGTTTGCGACAGAGACTGTCAAACTGCGCGTACCGCTCACGTTAGGCGAAAGAACTGTAAGCGAATTGCATTTTAAGCCCCCAAAGCTTAAAGACGCAATGCGTACCGACAGGTACGAAGACGGTACTGTGGCGGCTGCGACTGCCCTTATGTCAAGCCTTACAGGTGAGCCGGAATCGCTGCTTGGGGAAATGATCCCGGAAGATTTCGCCGATTGCGCCGTTATTCTTGCAAGAACAAACATGCGCTTTATGGGGCAGATCAATTTGTTTGAGCAGAAAGAAGAAAACCCTACGACGGCGGCGAAGACGCCGCCGGATACACTGCCGGAGAATTCGTCGAGCGACTCCGAAGACTTGCCGGAGAGCTCTTAATGCTCATGCCGTCAATCAGCTTCGAGACCGTTATGGATTTTACATGGCAGGACTTGAGCGATTGGCATGGGACAGCCGTTTCTATTTTTAACGATATGCACAGGACACGATAATGTCAGGCAAATTACACGCCTCAGTAGAACTATCCCTAAACGATAAATTATCCGACGGCATTGAGAATGCCGGGGAGTCCGTACAGGGGTTCAAGGAAAAAGCGGTAAACGCCACTGAATCCGTTGACCGCGGCATGGAGAATGCCGGAGAGGCCACAGAGGAATTTAAAGAAAAGGCGGAGAGCGCCGCTAAGTCTGTTGACCGCGGCATGAAGGATGCCGGAAAGTCCACACAAGGGTTCAAAGAAAAAGCGGTAAGCGCCGCCAATGCCATTGATCAGGCGTTTTCAACTGTCGGCGCGAAGATCGCTTCCCTGGGCGTCGCCGTGGGCGGGATGGCCCTTGTAAAATCAAGCATTGATTATGAGGACAGCCTTATCCGCATCGGCACCAACGCCGGAATGTCCGGCGAGGCGGTCAACCGGTTCAGGCGCGACCTGTTGGCAATCGCGACCGAGGCCAAAGTGCCGGTGCAGGAGCTGGTGCAGTTTAGCCAGGTTGTTACTGACAATTCCATAGGGCTGGATGTGGCCTCGGAAAGTATGCGCTTCATGGCAGACGCAATGCAGGGGCTTGGCATATCCGGACAAGAGGCAGGGGAAGTTTTCAGCGTCCTTGTTCAAAAAGGCGCGAGCATTGACGTGGTAAAAGAAAAGCTCAATAACCTCGCCGAAATTGACAGCAGGCTTCAGGGCATGGGGCTGTCGGAATTTGCAAAAAAGCTGCCGCAGCTAATGGAAGTGAGCGATGTAACCGTTGACAATATTGAAGATTTGTACGTTTCAATATTGACCTTAAATAATGGCGCATCGAATAAACAAGCCCTTACACAGTACACCGCCGCTATGCAAACTTTTGCAAATAGCAGGGATGTTATTCGGCGGAACTTAAAAGGTTTTGATGTTAAAGATCAAAACGGCGAATTAAAAAGCTTCGAGGAAATAATGACGGCCTTGGTTGAAAGGAGCAAAGAAATCGGCGGCTTAGATAGATTAAAAAGTATGCTTGGCTTTGATGACAATACCATGAAGGCCATAAAACAATTCAATAATTATTCAGAAGAAACAAAAGAAAAAATAGCCGATTTGGGAGACACATCTGACGCGGTCAGCAAACGGGCGAAGCAAAACGCGCAGTCGATGAAATCTAGCCTGGTTTCTCTACAGGACAATATATTAAAACTGTCGGACGCCGTTTTGACAAAGCCGATAGAATTCCTCGCGAACCTGCTTGACAAACATCCGAAGGGCATGGAAATGGCGATACAAGGCGTTGGATTGGCTTTAGCAGGGTTAGCCACCTTGAAGGCCTTTTCAAGTGTTGTAAGTCTTATCTCAAGCATAAAAGGATTGAAGGGCGGCAATATTGGGACTGGGTTTTCAGGCGGCAAAATAGGAGCTGAGCTTTCAGCCGGCGCGGTGGTTCCGGTCTACGTTACCAATTCCGAATCAATGGGCGGCGGGCTTCCCGGCCAGGGCAATCCTTTGGGCGGCGGGGTTCCAGGCCAGGGCAATAGTTTAGGCAATACGCTATTAGAGGGCGCTGGAATCCTTGCTGTTACAACAGCAATCGCAAAAAATGTTATTCTTCCAATTGCTCAAAAAGCGCACGCAGAAATGGAGGAAAGAGGGATTGATCCAGCTGTCCCCGGTGTCGAGAATTACTATAATCTTAATCCCAAAGTAAGAAAAAAGCTCTGGGAAGAATATCACGCCAGCCATCCCGATGAGCCAATTCCGGCAGGCGCACCTATCAGCGCTGTCAGTAATGCGCCCCCGGCTAACGACGGCTCAGAGCAGCCGCAGAAAAAACAAAAAGCGGGCTCCTATTGGGGCGGTGGCTTTGAAATACCGTCAATGCAGCAGGCCAGACAGGTAAGAATACCTGAATCCTTCTTGCCGCCCCAGATAACCAAAACCGAAACCCCAATCGCCCCGCCTGCAAAAGCTGAACTCGAAGGCCATGCGACAGTTGAAGTTAACGTGAATATAAGCGAGGAGCGAGCCACAGCCAAAGTCAATGTCAAAAACAACAACGCGCCTTTCAATTTCAATACCGGCAACGCCAGGCTGGCGAGGACGCTGGCGATATGAGCGCATCCTTTAGCGCCGCCCTGCCGCCGCCTTATTCCGG